GTATCGATATCAACGGTTGTGGTAGTCATAGTTAAGAATTATTAATAAAAAAAGGGGAGCCGGAACTCCCCCTATTGTTTACGTATACTGAGCTGCAACGACAGCGCAAGTGTCTAGGACACCTCCGCTACCAACTGTGCCATAAGCTAGACGTAAGTTTTGAGTTGTGGATGCGACAGCTGATGAGCTGCCTGATCCACTAGTATCTGATGGAGAGATACGGGTCTCGGTGCCTGCGCCACAAGATCCATACTCACCAACTGCTGTTGGGGCTGCCATAATATTTTACTGGTTAAGAAACGGTACCTATATTAGCAGGGCTAAGATGCTTCCTCCCATACTCCACAGGAGTAGGTGGGTTCTTGGTGATTGATTTATCAACCTGACCAATTCCACTGAGAGATGCTCCATTACCCTTCACTCTAGTTATAGTTGTAGAGGTACCAGGATTAAGAGACATG